CCTAATTGGTCTAATCTTTGTATGGTGTTGTCCAGTGTACTATAAACAGTATCGTAAGCTGCCATTACAGTTTTACCTAAGAAACCTAATGGTGGTACTTTTTCTGGAGCTGCTGAAAAAGTAGGTTGTCTTGGATTAGAAGAAGTAGCCATTCTTCCTGTAAGGCCAGAATTTATATTAGTTTGTTGTGCCATTCTTCCTATTAGCGCCATATAATTTAGTTATTCCAAGTCCAAGGTTTATACCAAGTTTTTGCCGATACTGGTTCTTTTAACATTGATGGTGTAAGTGTAGATTTTACATTCGATACTGGAGTTCCATCTATATTGTAACCCTGTACAGATTGCCCAGTTTGTTCCACATTATCAAAAAGGTTATTTATGTACTCGCTACTAACTTCAGGATAAGTTAAATAAACAGAATTTCTATCTGCCCCATTAGATATATTTTGGATAAGTTCGGATTTTAAATTAAGAGGAATGTTGGTTGCCCCGTATATCTTTTGTGAAGCACTTCCACCACTAGATTTTATGGGTGTATTTTTACTATAAACCGCTAAAGCCGAGTTTATGTCTTTCGCACCCTGTAATTGAGCAATCACATTTTGGTTAGGTGCTTTCTTGTTATCAGCCATATCTTTTATATAACTAAGAACTAGATTTTGTATCCCTTTTTCTTCTGTCTTTTTATCTTCAATGGCTTGTTTTTGGGCTTCGTATTGTTTAGATACAACATCAGCCTGTATTTTCTCCTGCTTAGTTAATATTGGCTGGATAGCTGCTAGTTGAGCTTGTTTTAACGCGATACTTTCCTCTATCACACCATATTTGGCATTTACAGCACGCTCTACTTGAGTTTTAGCCAACTCAATATTACCCAATAGAGCATTACCTTGAGCTGTTAAATTATCTATTTGATTATTATATAAAGCATTTTGTCTGGCATTTTCTCCGTAAAGTCTGGCAAGGGTCATCGGCTGTCCCTCACTATCTAGTCTAGCTTTTTCTTGTTCTACTTTTAGAGCTTCAATCTTATTTTTAATCCCTGTTAGTTGAGCGATAAGAGGGTCAACTTGAGCTTGTAGTTGTCCTTCTGTGTAGGCAGATTTTCCAGCTTCTTGACCGATAAGAGTTGAGATTTGTCCAGTTAATTCATCAGCTTGCTTTTGTTCTGGAGTTTTCATTGCATTTTCTGCTGCCATTCTAGCGTTATAATCAGCAATTAAAGCACTAGAATCAGCGTTAGTTGTACTAGAAGTACCACCTGTTGGAGTTCCACTAGGGACATTTACAGGACTAGCTTGGTTATAGCTTCCTACAGTAGTTTGTTTTGGAGTAGCAGAAATACCAGGTACATAAATCCCTTTAGGTACATAAACTTCTTTGTAATTCTGGTCGGTATCATAAGCCTTAATATATCCAGCTTGAGGAGTGCTAGATATTAAACTTCTATTGGTATTTAGAGTTCCTAATAAAGATACATTGGTAGACGTGATAGGTTGATTATTAGCTGTACCAAAATTAACCCCACCAACTCCTGCAGCTTGTTTTGCCACAAGATAATCTGACATTGTTTCATCAGCTCCTCTAGCACGAAAATCTGCGTTAATCTGTGGAGTGGTAGTTACTGTACCAGTTTCTCCTCTTTGCTCAGGAGTCATCATTCCATAAACATTACTTTTAAAGGTAGATAAATCCATAGCTCCACCAGTTGTACCTCCACCGTGTTGTGGGTCATATCCAATAGTATTAACACCCCAACCTTTTTCTTGCACATTTTTTCCACCTAACAATGACTCAACTTCTTGTGGAGTGCTTGTTATCATTCTATCAGTACCATTAATAGAAGAATAGTACGTATTAGTACCAGGTAATTTATATATATATTGGCTATAATCTATGGCCATATTTTTTAATTAAGCAAAATAATTATTAAGTAAAGAAAAAGCCAATCCCTCTGAACCACCGCCGCCGCCACCACCGCCACCACCAGAAGAACCACCTGAAGTACCTCTAGCCCCTCCAGAACCCCCATATCCTGTTCCGCCTCCTCCACCACCAGCAGTCCCATTATTCCCCGCAGCACCACCATTGCCACCATATCCAGAATTATATATATGCCCTCCCCCACTTCCTCCTGCTCCTCCACCATTAGTACCAGAACCTCCTACATTATTAGAACCACCATTACCTCCATTACCACCATTTTTTACATAAGTTCCACTATTAGCAGTTAAAGAATTATATAAAACAACACAAACACCGCCGCCACCACCGCCGCCACCACCGCCACACCCTTTACTAATATTGGAAGCATTATCTCCGTTAGTACCATTCCCACCAGAAACTGAGATATATGAAGAAGCCCCAAAATTATATGTTCCAGCACATTCAATAATTAAAACTCCACCTCCACGACCGCCACGTCCTCCTGCTCCAGCCTGAGAAGAAGCGTCACTATCATAACCAGAACCTCCACCACCTCCACCTCCACCAGGAGTTACTTGTAAAATTTTAGCAATTATTTCTGAATTTAAACGTATAGCAGTTGCTAAAGCACCACCAGTTGAAGAGCCAATTGTTCCTCCATTACCATAATTACCTGGATTGGCATCTTTTATATTTCCATAAGAACCTTGCCCGATAGCTCCGTTTGCTCCTCCTGAACCACTAGCTGACCCTCCACTACCACTATTTGCCCCTAAAGAAGAAGCATCAATAGCAGGATTAGTAGTTGAAGTTATAGTTACATTACCTTGAGATTTTAAAGTTATTATTGTTCCATTTGAGTGAGGATTAGAAAAAGCAAGTTTACCTGTACCAGTTATTGAAATTGATGAATAGTTTTTATTAAATACTTCAGCTCCCCCTAAATCAATCGTAGTTGTACCAGAACTAATATTTAATGCCCCGTCTGACCCATCTCCGCCAAAATTACCTTTAGTAATTACTGTTCTTGAAATAACATTTGTGTTAGTTCCACTGTTTAAATAATCACCAGAAGAATTAGATAAAAATAAAGGACTTAAAATTGTATTATAATCACAATCAGACGAAGCTATATTTATACCATACCCCCCATTCCCTGTTATATTAACTGAGGCCCCAAAAGTATTATAATCACTAGTTGCTGTTAATTTAATACCATCAGAACCATTACTATTAATCAAGGCGTTATTAACAAAATTATTATTACAATCAGAGACCATTTCCATACCCTGTCCAACATTGCCTGATAACTCTAAACCTAAAAGACAAGATGAAACACTAGTCATGTTTATACCATCACTTCCATTTGAATCACAAGCTGATAAAATCCACCCACACGTTTTAACATTATTCAATATAGCACCACTTCCAGTATTTGATACCGAAGCAAAAGAATAAAAATTTCCGAAAGAACCATTAGTTAATTCATACCCATTAGAAGTATTGGCGCTTATAATAACTTTATCACTAACTATATTCATGAAATTAGTTAGAGAAAGTCCTTTATTATTAGAAGTACACACTACGTCATTAAAATTTACATCTCTTATATCACTGGCAACGATAGCTGTACCAGTAGAGCCAACTAAGCTAATCCCATAAAATTCTACATTTTTTACTACATCTGCAATCCTATAATTACCTGAATATGTTAAACCATCAGAATAACCTGTTAATAGTGTTAAGTGAGTATTATCTACAACATTAGTAATAATATACCAACGGTTGCTAATAAAGATTTGTCTTCCAATCATTCCACTCACCCATGTTGTCCCACTTCCTACAACATTTACGCCTCCTGAGATTGAAGAAATGGTGCCAGTAGTGTATACGTTAGTTCCAGTCAAAGTTATATTTCCTGATGTGCCAGCAAAATTTATAGTCGTATTAGAAGAAGACTGACCCTGGATTCTAGTTGATGAATATACTACTAAGGGGGTAGTTTGAATATAAGTCCCTGGAGATAATCTTAAAATTCCACCACCCTTTGCATAAATACTATCTAAAGTAGTTTGCAATGCGTCTCCTGATTCTACTGTAATTTCAGTTATACCACCAATATTTAAAGTAGGAGCAGTAATAACCCCATTTACATTCACCCCATTAGCATTAATTATTCCGTCACTTTTTAACTGCCAACCAGCCTCATCTTTTATAAAATTAGGTGATTGCATAGAACCTCCATTAACTGTTGAACCATTAGAAGAAGGCACTACATTGATAGTAGAAATTGGAACAGCTGGGGTATTTGACTGGATTGTAGTGCTAATTTCTACTGTTTTATATACTGTGTTAGTTGAGGTGCTTGAAGAAGTAGAGGTATTACTCTCTAAAGAAATAGGATAATAGTTTGCTTCTGGTGTAGATTTAGTATCCATTTTATCTTATGGTTACACTCTTTAACTCTGGGCTAGTAGTTGCCGAGCCATTTAGGCTTATTTTAAATTGTACTTGTTCACCTACTTTAATATCATTAGGAATTTCTGTAATTATATTTTTAGAAACCACTGCACCAACATCAACATCTGCATAGGAAAAGGTGCGTATTGTTGTCCAAGAAGCTGTTAAATCAAGTCGGTATTCAAGTTTAATTCCCTCTGAAGTGCGGAGAGGTCTAGCAAGAGAAAATTCTATCTCCGTAAATTTACGTTTGCTCTTGTTAGAACCTACCGTATAAAGAGGTGATACAAAATAACCTGAATAATCCGTACCGTATGCGTAGGAAGTATTTGTAGTTAAATCTAAACCATAGGTAGTGTCTGACCTCCAGCCTGTTAAAAGTGTATCACGTGAAACAGGAAGCAAGGCTGACATTTTAACGGAAGCGGCTGAGCCTGTAGTCAATAAAGAGTTTTGGTGTTCAAGATTAAGAATATTTCCTTTACCTGTTTGGAGAAGTGAGTAAACTCCCATTCCGGCTATTGCGGTTGTGCCACCATTTCCAACTCCAAAGAATGTTTTGTTTTTATAGTTGCATAATGCACCAGGGTAAAATTCTAAATATTTACCTCCAGTTAAATCAATGGGTAGTTGACCTATTACATAAGAGTTAGCACCATCACATCTTCGGATTGTTCCATTTACACCTGCTAAGACTACTAAAGAACCACCAATATTTTTCATTGCATGTACACCAAAATCATCAATTTCTATTGGTTGACCATAAGTAGTTGATGTACCATCCCATGTGAAGATGTCCGCAACACGAATATCTGTAATAGCAGTACCTTGCCAAGTTCCTATCATTAAATTATTTCCTAGTTCAGCAAGGCATTTAACACGATAACCTGCGGGGATTGTAGAGAGGGCTTGTTGTGTCCAAGTATATGTTGCTGGAGTACCAGGAGCGAAAGTTTGTCCAGTTTCTTCTTTTAGATGAAAAATATACTTTCCAGCACCACCATACAACTTCCCGTCTAGTTTAGAAGTTAACATTGGATGCCACAAAACATCAGAGTCAATAGCTTTCCAACCGTTTGTCCAGTTAGCAGCAATTATTCCTGTAGCTGAGCCGTCTCCGCACACATCAAGAAAAGCATCACGGGCTACAAACAGATAATTCTTCCAAATCCACATACCATTACCGTGTCCACCTGCTGTTTCACCTGCTAATACCGCCCAAGTAGCACCACTATCTGCGGATTTATACACTACACCTGCGTTATCTAGTACATATATCTCAGTAGTTGTAACAGGGTGGCGTACAATCCAATTAGGCTGTCCAGTAACTGTGGTAGAGGACTTTTTAGACATTATATTGTTCAGCTTTGCTATACCTGGTATTTCATCAATATTCAAATTTACGCACTCTGCAAATCCAATATGAGGTGATTGGGCGATACCTTGTCTTGGAGCAGAAATTGTAATTGGGCTAGCCATATTTATCTGTTATTTTCGTATGTTGGAGTTAATCTTGCTCTATTTTGCTTTTGAAAACTATGTGTTCCTGAACCTGCTGAAGATGTATTGATTGGTGTACCTCTCATAGAAGTTGAGATACAAAAAGTATCAGCCGTAATATTGTTATTTACTACATAATAATCAGTATCTACTGAAAGACCAGTAGGCAAAGTACCTGTAGTTTCAAGCCAAATCTTATCATCAACAGCAAGTTCGTGAGCTGTAGAAGTTATTACTGCTGGTGAAGCATTAGAAATTGTACAAGTGATGAAAGTAAATCTTGAGAAACGCATAAGATGTAGTTATGAGCAAAATGGACTGGGTAGTCTTATCTACCCAGTTTATCTGCTTAGAACGCTGTATATTCAGCTGTACAACGACCAGTATAGGTATAACCACCCAGGCCAGCACCTTCTGTCTTCAATAATACATATTCAGTGCCAAGGATTTTAGAGCCTAAATAATTAGTTCCTACGGCTGGAGTCCACTTTGCACTATCAGTTGCGCCACTTGCTACAGTTTGAGCAGTAATTAAGTTACCAGCAGAAGCGGTAGTTGTAGCATAAGCACTAGTTGAAGTTGCCATTATCAGAGTTGCGGCAGTACTTGTCCCAGTAGTTATCTGATAAGTGAAGCTAATCAGAGAAGACGTGGCAGAGTTTGGATTTGGGAAAGAACAGAGGGTAGTTGAAGCGGCATTCATTCCAGAACTCAAGAAATAATGTTTAACACCTCCTACTCTTAACCAATTTCCACCAATATCAGGGCTTGTTAAAGCACCAAGTTTTTCTTCTACTGGTTGCCCAGCATCTTCTAACGCTTTTTCAGTTAAATTCTGTGCTACTTTATCTTCCACATTTTCCCAACTAAACAGATTAGAAGCTAAGACTAATTTTCCTAGCCCCAAGACAGATACTGTTACTAGAGCAACTATAGCCACCGACAACTTAATATTTGCTTTTTTAAGTTTGTTGTTCATCTGACTATGGTTATAAGCCTTTTAATTCGCCACTGGCTTTTTTGGCTTCGTACTTAACTGGATTTTGCTTTTTATAGGCTTCCAGAAAAGGACTTAATTTTTCTTTAGCTTCAGGTTTTTCAGTCTTTTCAGGCTCAATAACCTCTTCAGCTAATTTTTCTTTTTTCATAATTTGTTAGTTACATTGTGGGGAGGGTATAAGGTAAAGTTTCGGATAAAGTCGGTGAGAGTTATCCTACTACTTCACCCTAAATCCTCCCCACAAGTTAATCTTAAGCACTTACAGTGATGTCAATCAAAAGGTTCTTTTTCAATTCCCACACTTCAGCACCAATATTTGCCCACACAGCGATTTCACGACCAGTCTTTCCAGTTACTTTCTTTTCATCATACTGGATAGAGCGAGGAGCGGCGTAGCAAGCTGTACCTTTAACACCAGCTAATCTATGACCAGAGTTAGTAGCTGTCAAAGTACCGAGTGTATCAGTTACGAATGTGCTATCACGTACAACATAGATATCTATTCCATTCATACGACCAGCAAAGCCGTTGTTCAATGTCGCATCAGCGAAAGAGAATCCATTGGTCATACCAGCTAAAGTAAAGCCCCAAAGGTCAGAGTTCTCAATAACTAAGAACAAACCCTTGTAAACTTCAGCGTATCCAGCCAATTTGCCGGATAATTTAGCCATTATTTCCAAGATGTTAGCGGGAGCAAAGCCTCCAGCTGGAGTGCTATAGGATGAACCTGCGCCGTCTAACACTTTATTCAATACAAATTTATCTACCTGTTCTGCAACAGCGGCTGTCATATCATTCACGAAAGAATTATATAAATCAGCACGAGATAAAGTTTGTTCAAACTCGTATAAATGTACTGCGGACTCTACTTGGTCTGACACCGTGCAAGTCTCATCTACAGTGGTTGCGGTATCTACAGTGTAAGTACCGGCCATTGCAGCGATATTTGCATTAAGTGCAGTCAAGTATGGATTTGCAATATATTTACTGTCTGTTCTGTCTACATAACAGATTTTTTCTGCTACTAGGGCAGAGCGAAGAGCCAAATCCAAAGTACTCTTCATGTATTTTATTCTCCACACTTCGGAAAGTGTAGAAGTTCCGATGGTATTTGCCATTTTGGTTGGGTTAGTTTAATAATCTTCACCGACTAACCCAACAGATTCACCGTTATCTGTTAGTTCCCTTTTGCAATCGCCCTTTTGAGGTTCATTTGAGCTTCCGCTAAGCGTCTAATACCTTCGTCTGATTCAGGTACAATACCTTTGTGGAAGTTTTCAATTAACTGCTCATCAGTTTGTTTGCTTGAGCCTCGTCTAGCACCAGTTGTATTAGTTGCTTGTGCTGTCTGACGCTCTTCGTTCTTAGTTTTCAAGATAATTTGCATATAAGGGTCTTTCTTAAGTTCGGAGATTGATTTACCTCTTAACTTGGATTCCTCTAATAGATATTCCCTGTCGTCTTCGTGAACATCTGCTAGGGATAGAATGTCCTTATATGATATGTCTGAAGTATTTTTAGGTGCTACTTCTTCCACCTTTTTGCTTTGAACAGCTTTGAGAGCTTTCTCGGCTTTTTCTGCCCTTATCTTTTGATTTTGGGCATATTCTTTTGCCTTTTTAAGTTCGGCATCAACTTCTACATTGGATTCCTCGTTGGTTTCTTCTGTAGTGTCCACTGTATCGCCAGTCTCTGCGTCAAGATTTGAGGACTCTTGATTATCCAAAATTTCATCTTCCATAGGATTTGTTTTAGGTGGGTAAAACACCACCAATTAATAAATTATTTTGAGCTGTTCTTTGCCAGTACCTTTTTCTTTTCTTCCTCTGACAACTCTTCCTGATTGGCGATATTTTTTATGGATACTAGCGCACCGTCAATGTATGAATTTTCAAGGAACAAATAGGCCATCATTTCTACAAAGCGTTCTGTACCTTCTTTAACACCTTTTTCTTTCAAGCCTTTATAACTGATTTGTTCTACCTCTCTCACTTCTTTACCAGCTAGGATGTCTAGTTGCTGTCTTAGGTACATTTCTGCCAAATCGTTAGCTTCAATGTGCAAATAAGCTACTTCTGGTGGAATATTACGGATGTCTGTCTTCTCTCCTACTAGAACATTGCGAATATCTGCTTGCATTCCTAGTGGCACTTCTGTATCTACATCTGGGAGGTATAACTTGTTTAAAAGTTTTATTATTTCAGGAGATAGTTTAGGTATTTCTGTTGTGGCTTGCATTAATACATCTCGGATTTGATAGAGAACCAATACTTTTTCGCCCTTAAAAGTTCTCTTAATCAAATCTAGTTCATCTTTGCTCCAGCGATTAGTTTGTTTTAAATCTAACATACTTTTAATTACTTGTTTTTAGTTTTTTTTACTTTCTTTTTAGCTTTCTTCTTCTTTTTACCAGCTTTGCTCATAGCGATTGCTATGGCTTGTTTTTGTGGTTTACCAGCGTGCATTTCTCTACGAATATTCTCGCTAATTACTTTTTTAGAACTTCCTTTTTTTAATGGCATATTATCTATAATCAGTTTTCATATCTTTAAATTTCCATTCTTTTACTTTACCTTTCTTTTTATGTTTTTTTTCTTTTTTCTTTTTAGTCATAATTTATTGATTAGGTTGATTAGGTTGCATAGGTACTGCCCCACCGACTTGTCCAGCCATTGCTGGAGCTGGCTGTGCCTGTGCTGTTTGGAACTCAATCGGACTAATACCTCCAGATAATTCAATAATTTTGTTAAATATCATTCTAGCGTTAGGGTCTTGTAAAACCATTGGATTGCTGGCAATGGTTTGGAGGATTGTTGACATAGTGGTCAAAGTACCTTGAATATCTTTTGCTTCACCAGTTACATCAATCTCAAGTTTAGTTTCAACATCTTTAAATATTTCTTTCCAAGTCTCTGTAGATATATCACTAGGCTTTATAAAGCGTTGATTACCTAACTGACTTAATTCTGTTTTTAACTGCTGTTCAGTTTCTGCTATCTGTCCTGATTGCATTGTAGGGTCATAGATTTCTCCAGAGAGTACTGTATCTTTAATCTTCTGATTGACACGGCGTATAGCCTCATTTGGCACATAACGCATATCCAGTTGCTTAATCTGGTGGTCTTCTAAGATTGCAGAAATTTCTTTTGTGTTATTTAGTTTCTTTTTAAAATGA